GGAGTTTTCGATATACCAACCGCCAGGTCCTTGGAAGGCATGACTCCAAACTTGTGCCCATGGTAGGTCTTCACCATTGGGTGCTGGTAGGAATCTGATTACTGCGTAACCATTACCAGCTTTGTCTACTTCAGGTTTCCAAAGACGCTCATCGGCACCTCTAACCTCTGTCTTGTTTAAAGACTCAGCTTTAGATAGCAAGTCTGCGAAGTTGGACTTCTTCTTAAGTGAAGCAAAAGACATACGTATTCTCCGTATTTTGTATTGTGTATGTGAGTGGTGCATATGCTGCTTATACTCAGCCCCATCGCACCATCGGGGGGACTTATTGACATTGCCCTTAACTCTATTTATAGCAGAAAAGGAAGTCGTGGACTAGACTTTCCGCTTTTTCTTTACCGAATTTACCAGTTAGATATCCTCCTACTGGATCTAGTTTAGTCATGTAAGCATCGAAATCCTTATAAACTTCTAGATCGACATCGTTCGGTTGATTAGATTCTAGCATATCCTTGTACTTTGTCAAGTATTGCTTGAATAATGGCAAATGCTCATCTACTTCCTCTGGTTTACAGTAGGCAATATAGATGTTCTTAGAGAAGTGGTTACCTGGTTCAAAGAACCTATAGTCACCTCTACCCTCTGGCAACCCATCAACTGAGAACAAGTAATTCTCTGTTGGGTGCTGGAAATCAAAAACTATAATCACCTTCTTCGCTGAGAATCCCATGAGATCCATACCAAAGCAAGGCAGGTTAGCACCTGTCTTGGGGTAGATTATATTGTTGTATATGTTAGTCTTATCTGACCATATATCAACTGCTCTAGATTTAATAATATGGGGCATTTTCCATATTTGGGCGGTAAGATTCGTACCCTTACCTTCCCACTCACCCCATGTATGATCATAAGTCAAATCTGGGAAGGTCTCGTATAGAGCCCTTTTATACCCATTCCACAAATTTTTCATGCGTTAGGATCCTTGAGGAATACAAATACAAACCATAGTACTGCTAAGATAACAAGTATAGTTAGTACATTCAAAAACATCATCGTGATTGCTCCAGATCTTTAATCATTTTGTTTACTTGGTCCTTTAGTTGATCATAGAATCTTGGATTCACATGCTCAGGTTTCATACCTAATAAAGATGCTGCCTGACGTACCTGGTTAAGGATTTGTCTAGCTTGCTGATCCTCAGATAATGTAACACGCATAAACATGGTCTGCTGGATGTCTATGAGTTCTAGTAGTTTAACAAGTTGCTGAACCTTTTGGTCCACTGTAAGAATAATCCCCATGCGGTTAATATCCACATAGAGTTCTTGCATACGCTTTAACTCATCCTGTACTACATCTGACTCGAAGAACTTCATAAGAATAACCCTTTTAGTACCTGTTTGTGTGTGTTTGTGTCCACTTTGAGAAGTGGCTTATATTTAAGGATCTTGGTCTTGGCGGTTTCCCACACTGGGTCTGTAGCAGACACCTTTTCAACAAATCCAAAGATCTTGTCCATGATCACAACGGACTCTATAGTTATCTTACCACCTAACCACAATTTAATCAACTGGGGGTGTGGTTTACCCTCAAACAACTTGTCGAAGGTTTCACTGGTCTCTCTCATTACGTCAGCATCAGTCTTAAAGACATAAGACAGAGACTGTATTTTCTTTATATATTCTTGGTAGTTCCTTTCACCCTTGGAACTCATGGCACCAATCCATTCACAATTATCCTGTACGAAGTTAGCAAGATAGAACTGTACTAATTGCTGCTCATCGTATTTACGTGATAATTTGACGAAAAAATATTTATCCTTTCTCCTGTCATAGGTCTCAGGTTTTGCTTTACTGTATGGACTCCTGAGGAAGTCATAAGTCTTTGATTTGAAGTGGTTCCTCATTGCGAGGTACATGCGATAGGCTTCTAAACCGTTCACAGTGCCAAGAAACCACGACTCCCTTTCTTGATAAAGTTAAGTCTCTGTGCCTCATACTTTAGTTTCTCTTTCAAAGGCTTGTTGATTAACTTATTAACGTTCTCAATCTCTATTGCTCTCTCTTCGCAGAACATAACGATTGCTTCAATATAATTCAATTCACCAACCTTTACTATGTTCTCTATTTCTAAAGAAAATTTAGCTGCCGTCATAAAGTTCTCCTCAAGGACATCATTTACTTTTTTACCAGTCGCCATGAACACTCCTATAGTAATCAATATACTCTTTTAGTTTGTGTACGTACTTGATTTTGTCACGTATAACAAAGATCTGAGGAGTACCAGTCTCCACAGCAATTATTGTTACTAACTTCTTGACCTTTTGACCAGTAAGTTCTTGAAACATTATAGCATACGCTGTCTCTTGTGAAAAGTAGTCTTGGATCCACTCTTCACGTTTAGTCTTACTTGAGGTTTTAAAATCTATAATAGCAAGCTCGTCCTCATATTCAGCAATGCAGTCCACTCGACCTGCCAACTTCAATGTATGAGAATATAAGGGTGCTTCAAGTGCGTGTATATTATTTATTTTATCAATATATGGCTTGATTTGGTGGAACATCCCCATGGATAGTGGGTCATCCCTATATTTGCTTAAACTCTTATTGTTTAAATAATCTTCTGCTAGTTTATGTGTCTTGTTACCACGTGTGGTGGCTCTTTTAGAAACTCTATTCGCTTCTTCCTCTCCTACCCTCCGTCGCCATTCCATGATCGACTTCTTTTTCATTTCACCTATTACAGTAGTAACGGAAGGGTACCACACGTCGTCACCGACATCGTATCTCCTTCCGTCAACCGTTGTACTAGCTTTTATTTCGGTAAAAGTATGTTCGTTAAGATGTTTGAATTCCAAGATTATGCTTTGATATAAGGTAAGATTTCACAAGCCCAGATCGAATGATATCTTCGATACCGAACTCTATAGAGGCAAATTCACTCATGTTAGCAATAATCTTCATAAAGTCTAGAACACCATTCTTCTCATTCTGCTTTACTAAGTCAGTCTGAGCAGCGTCTCCAGCAAATATGATTTTAGTGTTAACACCTAGTCTTGTTATTATACTATCTAACTCGTGAAAATTCAAGTTCTGGCATTCATCCACCAATACAATAGCATTGTCTAGTGTGGTACCACGTATAAATGAGGTACTCCAGAATGAGATAGTTCCCTGTGCTTTGAGGTTGCCATACAGCATGTCAAATGAAGCATCATCTGGCATCTCAAACATATACCTTACCATATTCTGATAGGGTATCTGATATAGCTCAGATTTGTCTTCATGATCTCCAGGTAAGAAGCCTATTTCTCTAGTAGGAACAAGGGATCTAACAATGTATAACTTCTCATAGGGTGATCTCTCGTCAAGAATCTCTTGAAGTGCGAGATATATCCCTATAAAAGTCTTACCAGTTCCTGCTGAACCATACATATAGAGGTTTTTTGATTTCGCATAGGCATCAAATACCAACTTCTGAGATGGTGTCAGAGGTTTTACTGGTATTAGATGTTGGGTTCCTATGGGTTTTCGTTTCATTTGTCTCCTGGTCAAGCCGACCATTGTTGGTTGCTTCTTTACTTTGGTAACTGACATAGGCTAAGGTGCCTCGAATCGTGCGTAAGGGTGATGTTTTTTGACATTACGAAGTCGATCTTTAAAACCATCAGGAAGTTTATCCTGAAAGTCTCCTACACCAGATACAGCATCAGCGCATCCAGCTTGCCAATCTTTATCCCAATCAGGATTAGCATCCCTCCATTCGGTATACTCCTTCATGGTCATGATGAACTCTTTCTTTTCACCAGTTTTGTTGTTTTTTACGGCATAAGTAGGCATAATTATCTCCAATCAAGAGCTTCAGCAACGGTAGGGAACTGTTCTACGAATATACTTCGGCAAGCTTCTGCTACCTCCATATGTTCCTTTTGAGTTCCATGTGCTGACCTCAAATCTATATAGTGGACCCAAGACCGACAAGATCCTGTCATATAGATACGGGTTGGTGTAGCAAGAGGTAGTACAAACCGAGCACACTCCTTAGCAATACCCTCCCGTATAAGTTCATTATACAGATCTAAACCCTCAGCAAAATATTTCTCTATTATATTATGTAAATCTTTTACCTGTTTCTCAGGTATATCATCGATACTATTCTGTCTATTCTTAGTATCCTGCCTTCTCAACTCTGGAAGGGGAATCTTATCAGCAATAAGATTAGTGTCAGCATATCTCTGACTAAACTCTTGGAATGTAAATGACCTATGACGTAATATCTGAGCAGCAAGACCTCTAGTTGTCTCTATCTCCAATGTCATATGTGCCTGTTCAAATACAGACCAGTGATGGTGCTTAATACAATATTTCAATAAACCAGCAACATTCGGATTTTCCTGGTTTTTAGGGTTTGATACCCTAGCGATATACCCCATCGCCTTTTCAGCATCAGGGGTACAAGTAACAAAATTTACGTTCATTTAGGTTTTGGGTAATTACTAAATCCTTGCTCAGTGCGTCTATACCACTGATCAATCTTTGAAGATAATTTTTCAGCCTTCAATTTATCTTGAAGGTATTTCAACTCTTCATCCTTATATAACCAAGGTTTATCCAAGGCTTTTCTAATCTGTGCTCTTAGTTTCATTGAATTCAACTCCTTCACAATCTTGTTTTGAGCAATAGTATCGACCATCACCTTGGTTCTGTGTTAGGTAAGAACAGTCGGCAGCCCATTCATCCATTGCTTCCCTCACAATAGATTTTATCTCTCCTCTCCACTTCTCACGATACTTCTCATATCGTTCCATCCTTTTCTCTTTGATCTTTTTAAAGTTAAACATTCTTAGACCTATTAATAAGAGTAATGAACTTATCGTTAGCAAAAGTACCAGCAAGACATACATCTATGTCATCACCATCTTTCCAGTTCTCAGTACCATCTTTCTTGGTATGAGCCAATGCCTCAGTGAGGTCATCAATTATCTTTTGGGTTATTTTCATGTTGAGATGCTGTATGTGTTGCTAATGCTTCAAAAATTTCATCTGCCAGATCATCTAGATCTTCTGTCTCAGACTTGAAATCAAACATATCATTTTTTCTCTTCTTTAGTTCCTCGATTTGAGTTGAGATACTTCTTTTTGTCGAAGAGTTTTGCATTGACTTGTCCATCGGTGTAATTTATACTTTGAATACTCCCTTTACCAAGGGCATCGTAATAACAATCAAAGATGTTAGTTTTTTCACCAACAACTATATCGTTATGTAGGACACCATTTGCCGTATAGGTGACCACGTAAGAATTACGAGGTAGTTTCTTGTTCTGAGATAATTTAAGATCACAATCTGCCTCTAGGAGACCAATGTTGTAATGCTCTTCCTTTTTAGGAATATCGTCATTACTTGCCCAAACGGTCATCCTCTGTTACCCCATTCAATAGCAGGAAACGCATCTTGTACAACCTGTTTAGTGATTCTATACTTAGATTGAAGATCCTTACGAGTACACAGAATGAATAATTCTGCTTCCTGCTCTTGGAGACCCTCTAATAACTGTATAAAGAGTTGCTCACGCTTCATGCCATTTATACTACTATCCCCACCCTTAAAGAAGCGATAAAAGTTTCTATATTCATGGTCTAAGCGAGAATGCTCAGTTCCTGGTGGTGCCTCATTCTTCTTATATGGAACTTCTCCATCAGTAGGAAGTAAGAACT